AATTCCTTAGTCTTCGGTAAGAATCGCAACTCATGGGCAATAATGCATGTCCGATGGATTTCTACACCATCCTTTCTGGTGTACTTTTGGTTATCAATCTCACCTTGAACAAACAGCATATCGCCAATTCCAACATACTTCTCAGTTATTTCCGCGAGCTTAGCAAAACAGGATATATTATGCCAAGTCACTTTTTCGCACTTCTCGCCAGCTTTACTTACATACTTCTTAGAGGTAACCATACTAATGTTGGTAACGCGATCACCTGATGGCAATGTCTTTGTATCAATCTTGCCTACGCGACCCAGAATTTGAGCTTGATTAAACATGATTGCACCTATGCTTTACAAAGTTGGATTAAGTAATGCTCGGCTTGCTGCTCTGACAACTCACTGATTGAGTTGACTTCATAATACTCAAGCGCTTTCAAACGACGTTCCGTTGTAAAGCCCTTCTCTTCCAGCAAAGCCATGATTTTCTTAGCTTGCTGCGGTGTTATAGCATTAGTAGGCTCTAATTCCGTTGGCTCTTCTTCTGTACTCGACAGGACGTCAGGTTCTGTCTCGGCTAGTTCTTCTTTCTTTTTCAAATCCTGCTTGAGAAATTCTGTCCTTGAAACCTTATCGTCGACAACTTTATACTCAGCTTCTATATAGTCTTCGACCTCTTCGCGTGGCTTAATTCCCTTTAGAGCGTCAGGGAAAGCGTCTCTTAGGCAAAATCCTCTAGCCCTGAGCTTCAGCATTCTTTCTGGGTATTGCGTCCAAACACCACCTTTTGAAAGTAATCCCGCGGTCTTTGCATTTTCCAAGGTAAACTCACTAATCTTATCGGCGCGTCCCATTCTCTTCACAACACATCTAAACCCGAAAGTCTTGCTATCTTTTATGATTGCCTCCTCGATGATATCAACGAAATCCTTATGTGCCATGCAGAGCGCGAGCATATCATCACCCCACATTGCAGGCTTGCCGTTAATGACTGCAATACATTGCATGGACTGCTCAGGGGATAGCCCGACCTGATAGCCCATAGCCCAGCAGATAAATAGATCTTGTGGCTTCCCACGAAAGGATTTAGGCACTAACTCCGAACTGGATAATTTTGATGCTAATTGCATATAATGAGGTGCTAATTCTTTTGAAAAAAGGCTGTCGTCTAGGCGATTTTGACCACCTCGTGTTAATTCCATCACTGGTTTTTCTGTATGTGGTAATTCCATTGACATGTTAATTTCCTTATTTAATATTAAAAACGCGCGTTCCTTTCTTAGTTGCTTTCCAAGTGGCAATCACTTCTCCACTATGCTCAATGAGGTATTCAGAATCGCCCATGAAGGTCATTAGCTGCATTTTGAGATTATCTTCAAGCTTTTCTAACGATTTAATTTGTTGTTTAACGTTGGAAAATTCAGCAAAAGTATTGGCGATTTTATAGGTGGCTTGAGCGATTTTATCGGCGATTGGCTTACGATATTTAAGGCGACAATCATTGGTATTAATTGGATCGGGTTCAATTTTATTCTGTACACAATTCCAGAAATCAAGGTCAGCTTTTAGGATTAATTCTTCAAGGGATTTATCACGCTCGTAGATAAATTGACCGTATTCAAATCCGCCAATAAGTACAGCACAATATCCGCGCGTAGCATCCGCAACCATTACTTGCTTAGCAATTTGAATCAGGTAAGCTATTGGAATTCCATCACTGATATTGGGATCCCATTCTCGTCGCTGGAAGGAGTTAGCGCATTTTGCCTCGACAACGGCGCGCTCTGATTCAACCCAGCCATCGAGATTAGCAAAGATGAAAGGGTAAACAGCGTGATAAATAGTATCAGGAAAAGTAATATCCAGGCTATTTTCTTCTGAAAACCTTTTAATGATAAGGGGTTCAATCGCGTTACCCCAATATTGCTGTTCCGTTGTTTCCGGTTCTTCATTCGTCACTATCCCTGTTTTTTCTAAATAAAGCTGATAGGGGGTTTTATAGCTTGAGTAGCCCATAATTATGGCCGTATCACTAGCCCCGAGCCCTTCGCGTCTTCTTAGTCTTTGCTCTTCCGTTAGCATATTTTTCTCCATTTTCTGTAACATAATTCATACACACCGTTAAATCAATAGTGCATAAGTTGTTGATTTAATATATCTTAGTGAAAAAGTTACTTAGAGCTTAATTATGCATAGAAATTCTTTACTTGCCGCCGTGATAGGAATGGGAATAGCCTTACTGATATTATGCGTGATATTAGCTGCTAGGTTACCGATTGAACGTTGTGGATTAACAATAAATGTATTTGACGCCGAAACGCTACAGGCAGCGATTTCAGAATTGGAGGTTAAACGATGAAAAATTTAAAAAGGGTTTCCATACCCGATGGATCTACGTAAACCCCCGGCAACCCCTGCTATGGGTTTACTAATTTCTATTAAACAAAGCTTTTGAGGAGTTTGTTTAATCACTACATGTTTCTCAAACACGAGGTAATAATACCATGTCTATACAACGAAATACAACAGCTATTCTTCAACATGATGCTTCACCTTTTACTACCATGTTCAATGACGTTCTCCAGGGGATTAAACACACTGGGGCTTTAGGCGTTTATTGTTATCTCGCAAGCAAGCCAGCCGGGTGGGTAATACGTCGAGAAGAACTCCAGGCGCATTTTAATTGCGGACGCGATCACATTCGAACGTGCATTAAATTTTTAAAGTGTCTGGGCGTTCTCGTCATTACTCCCCGAAAATCTGAAAATGGAAAGTATAACGGCTGTGACTGGACGTTATTGAGACATATTCCATCAAATTGCACAATCGTTGCCGAAGAGCGGGAAACCCGTACTGCGGATAACACGGCATCCGGTAACCCCCCCCCTATAAATAAAAAGAAAGATCTAGAAATAAAAGATCTTAATAAACATATAGGGCAAACGGATAATTTTGGGCTTGCTGAGATGCTTGAGGACAATCCCCACAACATCGATCCGCCATTGATTAAGCAGTGGCTTATAAACCGGAAGCGCTGGCCAGTGAGCCGGGTGAGCTGGCAACGGCTGAATCGCGTATTGTCTGAATTGCTTCAGAAAGGCATTAAGCCCTATGACGCCTTCGAAGCTATGGTAGCTAATTACTGGCGTAGTCTTGAGGTTCATTACTTCGAGCAAGAATTTAAGCTTAAAAAGCAAACGAAGCCCATGGCTGACCTCGAGTCAACCGCTTGGGCTGAGAATTTAGACTCGGATTGGGGGCTGCCAGAATGATTAAACAAATTTCCGAGGTTATCCAGCTGGCGAATGCTAGGCCAGAAACGCCCGTAAAACGTACGATCGACGACATAACAATTCATATTGTGAACGAATTGTTTAAAAGGTTTTCAAGCATCTACGGATTTGTTGATCCAATTTTCAAAGAAACCAAACAGCTTGACGCCCACAAGCGAGAATGGATGCTAGCCTTCATGGAGTCCAAAATAAATTCTCTTGGGATGCTAGACCAAGGTTTAAAAAAATGCCGGGAATCAGAAAGCAAATTTATACCCGCGATAGGTAAATTTATCGCTTGGTGTGAAGAATCCTTCGAGATTCCAACGCTTGACCGCGCTTATGATGAAGCTTGCAAAAACTCTTATCCGGGGTGTGATAAGTCCTGGTCACACAAGCTAGTACAACATGCTTGGAAGCTCTCGGGATCTAATTTCCTATCAAACTCCGCCAGGTCTGTGAGTTATCCCGTATTCAAGCGCAATTATGACATTGCTTTTCGAGAATGGCGTGCTGGCAAACCCATTGCTGAGATTGAAATTCCCAAGGCACTTACTTTGCAACCCGATCCAGTGAAAAGCAAAGAGGTTTCTCGAAAAGCTATCCAAGATTGCCTAGCAAAGTTGCGGGGAACGGCCTAAATTTCGCCATAGCGATGCGATCTGATTAATTTAATGGGATTGCATAGGGTGGGTAATTAAAGCCCCGCAAAACGCAAATTTAGAGGTTTTACAGGGGGAGGCGTTAATTGAAGACGATCAGGTTCCGTGAACGCACAAAGAGGCGATTACGGTTATCGGTGATTTATGGTTGCTTGGCGATCATAGGCTATCATGCGGGGATTCTACTGTGGCAACTGACATCGACGATTTGCTTGACGGCCAGTATCCCAATACCATGATAACAGACAAACTCTTTATTATTTTCTTCATCCTTTTTTGCTCTTTTTGTTAGGCATTTTAACTCCTTTTATTCAAGGTGTGGTTGAATATTAATCCGCTGTATGAAATTTGTTGTAGCATAATCTATGCAATCCTCGAGAGTATGAAAAACTGCGAAGGTTTTAATCTGTGTTTCTTCTGGTTCCTTATCTTCCTGCACAATCAAATAATAATATCCATGGGAATATTTTGTTATTTCTTTAATACTTGCCCTCTGTATCAAAGTAGATTCGGGTTTATGATAAAAAACTTTTTGCCCGATGTTAAAATCTTTTTGAAAATTGTTCATGATTATACCACCCTAAGCCAATGAAGAATTACCGGAAGCAAAACGGATGTGATAAAAGCGCCCATTGTAATCTTGTAAATACCTCTAATTTCATCCATTCCATTCTCTAGCCATTTGATGCGTTCGTCGTTTACGCGCAGCTGAATTTCATGTTCTATAAATTGCTCTTCTTTCATTTTTTACCCCACCTTTTTAAATTTCCTAACCCACTTAATCCCACCTTTTGGCCACTTTCTTTCAACTTCTCGATCATTGCAGCCTTTGTAAGCCGTTCGCGCAATCTTAAGCGCGTCTGTTCGGATACTTGTTCGCCTGTTCTTCCTAGGTTTCCTTCTTTGAATCGTGAATTAGTGCCCTTTGTTATTAAGTTCACAGTAACCACTTTTTCATAATTGCGCTTAACAGCTCTTTGCGATTTTTCCCTAGTGGTTTTACTCAATATTCCTTTTTGAACATCTAACCCAAACATTTTTTTATATTCAAGTTCAGTCATAAAATGCTTTTGTCGAACATGAGTAAGCACTCGATGAAAATATTTGCCACAAAGTTCACACTGCGGCTTTCCCTCGTTATTGTATTTTATAATTCCATACATTTTTTACCATCCAAAATGTTTAAGAATCACAGGCATTATAAAGCCCGTGATCGCTATTGTGATTAATGTATTCAAGCGTGATACCGTCTGCTTGCCTATAATTTCTAGCATCCGAATTCGTAACTCATGGTCGATAAATTCATCTTTGTTCATTGTTTCCCCCTCAGTCATAAAGCATATGAAATAGTGTTAGCGCACATTGTGGCCAGTAGTTTTCTAATAACTTTTCTTCAACCAATTGCTTGTTGCTTTTGTGTGGATTAAGCGGACGATTAAGAACTTGGTTATACCAGGCAATTATATCGCAATTCATGAATGGTATAAAAACCGTGTTGCATAAGCCTTGCAACCAGTCTTGAATATACTGCGGACAAGGAATTCTACCGTTGTAAATCATTTCCGCTTCAAAGCGCCTCTTAACTTCTATTAACCTTTCAATCTTTGAGCCTGTAATTTCTTCGCTAATCCCGGCTACCAGTAAATCTTGAAACTTTTTCATAATTAAAACCTTATATTTTTAAAGTTGTATAAGTAATTTCTGTAGTCCTCTCAATGCTAAATTTTTTATCACAATTCCCGCATTCTTCCTCCTCCACCCAGTCGGGTACTTCCCAAGAATCCGAATGCTCATATAAACACCACGGGCACTTGATCGCCTGTGTATGCCAGGTGCTAAAATCTTCGTCGATCATGCTGCATCGCCCTTTAATTCTAAGCCTGCTATAAAAGCGCCCATCCAAGTTGAAAGTTTACCCTTATTTACATACCCTTCACGCGATACAAGGCTTATCCCACCGCTTTCGTTGCACATTCTTACCAACTTAATACCGCCGTAAGCTTGATCGAGATGATAATTTCCTATATTGCCCGTAAGTTTCCCTTCAATCCGCGTGTAAGGCTCAGCGGGCGAACCTGTTAGCTGATTAATCCGGCTTACTTGGGATTCTAGTTGCTTAATAGTTACTCTTGACATTTTTTTACCCCTGCTAGTTAATATGTGCGTATATTACTACTATAAAGTGTATAAAGCAAGGATTATTTTAGATTATTTCACAAAATTTTGTTTATCGAGTATAGTTTAAGCAAGTGGATTAAATTGAGGTTAAAGAATGAATGCATTGATGCGCTGCCCAACTTGCAAGGGACAAAAGAAACTAGCGAAACTCGGTGGTGTCGTTGGTGACTGTGATACCTGCGAAGCTTCGGGCAAAATTAAAGTTAAGGATAAGCCAGTTCCATTTGTAGTTAATCGCGATGACATTTTATCGCCAGCTTTTCCCGAGATTGTAAAAGAAGTTTCAAGTGTTGAGCCTGAATTACTCCCCGCAATACCTAGCCTTAGCGCTGTACAAGCCTTAAAGGCACAGGGCAAAAAGGTTGCGTTTAAACATAAGAGCAAACAATCATGAGCCTAAGTAACCCGAATGAGCATAAGCCTACATATAGCCTAAAAGTGCGTATTAAAGACTTGGCAGTAGCGGGTATTCCATTGTATTTAATCGCGCGGATTGTCGAACTAGACGACGATACAGTGAAGCGCCACTATAAGCGTGAATTAGACTGCGCAGAGCCTGAACAAGTAGAAAGAATTTCAAAGATAGTGGCTATCCAAGCGGAAAATGGTAATGAGAAGTCACAGGCGCTTTATCTTAAGACTAAGGGAGCAAAATACGGTTGGGTTGAAAAGCAGGTAGTCGAAACTGTGAGCGCTGAGGATACCCAAGAGCTACGCGAAAAAATCGTGGCTCTTGAAGAAAAGTATTCAAAGGATTATTAAAAAACTTTGAAAAAGTGTAAAAGAACTGGGATTGCAATAAGTGTGCAAACTGCACTACCGAACCGCAAAATTGCCAAAACTTTTGTAAGATTATAGCGTAATATTGTCATATTGTTGTCAATCTTGTCAAAGCGCTTATCGATGGTGTGATGCTTTTCTGCGTGCATTCTTAGTTTAACTTCGTGTTGGATCCATTTTTCCGTTTCGATACTACTCATACGTTTACACTTACTGTCAATTCTTCTTGCCCTGATATAGATACAAAAGCATAATTACCCCCCGGTAATTGTCCTCCCTGCCAAGGCCCTCTCCAGTTTAGCTTTTTTAATAATGATCGGGCAGCGTTTTCAATATTTGTAGAATCGTCAATGTTAAAATCCCAGTTTAATACTGCCTGATAGTTCGAAAAACCCCACGCTTTAACCCGCGCGGGTTTTATATTGGTGGGTGGTAGAAATTTTACTTGTATTGCTTGCATGATTAACCCCTTATGCTGCTGATTCGATTTTAAGTAAGTTTGGGCGTAGTCTGTAAATCATTGTATGGATTTTATCAGGCTCACCATGGAAACCTTTGCACACTCTCGCAATGATTAAAGTTGTCGTGCAATCGTCATTGATAGTCATTGTTAACTCACTGGCTTTGGGAAAGTCTAGCCAACTCTCGCATTGTTGGCCGTCCTTGACTGTATTCAAAGAGAGCTTGCTTGATTGTACTCTCGCAACACTACGATACTCTGCTTGAAATTCGGGAACCTCTTTGTACCAAGAGTTGCTTACAAGTGCCCATTCATATAAATGAGCGTGTTTTTTTAAGTCTGCTAGTGTTTTCATTTTATTTTGTTTCCTCTAAGTTGCTGATATATTCTAAAAGGTTTTTAACTACTTTTGGCTCTAAGTAAATTGTATTATCGCAATCGCGATCAAGGCTAGAGCCAGTTCTTAAAATTAAATTTCTAGGTGTACGTTCTATGTAAACCCCGTCACCAAGATAAGAATTCTTTTCTTTTTCTTCTGGTGTCATTTTGCTTTTTGCAAGATATTGATCATAGTAGAAAGACTCTAAGGATTCGATTTTTGCAAGCTCATGACGATAATAATTGACCTTGTGATCATCTTGACTAGTTGTGTGCTTTTTTATCTCGCTTCTTAGGAATGTCTCCAAGTCTAAAAGAGCGCAAAAAGTTTGTTGGTGTATTGTGTGCATTGTAAACCTCTTAGTTGAATTATTGTTCGGTAATGTGATAAGTATAATCAGTATTAGCTTGATACCTTTCACAATCCCTCAATGTTTTACGTGCTCTCTCCATGCTAGTTGTTTGCATTATCGCTCTTTCTTGCGAGTTATATAGTTCATACACTATATACGTTGTAAGTTGTTCGTGATCGACATGACGCGCATAATTTGGAAAAACTTCGAATTCAGAATTGCTTGATTCTAAAAGCGCACTACCATCGTTAAATATCCACATAGTTTTTTCGTCTTGCCAATTATTATTCCGCTCAACGCATAGTCGCATTAAGTTAGCGTGCGTTAATGTTTGATTGTCTAGTTTGTTTAAGTTAAATGCTGCTGTTGCTAGTGTAGTCATGTTATACCCCTTGAGTTAAATGTGGCGCGCTATTGCTAGCGCTGTTAATGAGAGTGAGCTTATTCCGACTACAATCACAGGGATTGATAAGAGTGACCAAAATATAGTTTCGAAAGTTTCCATGTTTAAACCCCTTCAGTTGATGTAGTTTCGTTGTCTAACTCGCTTAGCATTTCAATTAGTAACTCGAATGATGATTTAAGTTGTTCAGCGCTAGTGTTTACGTTCTCTTGATTCATGTTTATCTCTTGTTAGTTAAGTTGCATGTATCTTACTACTCTTAAGTGTAATAAGCAAGTGTTATTTTAAATATTTTTGTAAATTGTTTGGGCACGCTTATATAGTTAGTCAAAATCGGTTAGCTTAAAAGCTTGCTGATTGAAGGACGGCTTAGTTTCATGGCGCGGGCTATCTGGCTTATGTTGTGGCCGGCTTTACTTAGCTCTATGGCCTCAGTACGCCGGCTATAGTCTAATGTTGGTCGACCTAAGTGCTTACCCTTACTTTTAGCTAAGTCTATTCCCTCACGCTGCCTCTTACGAGTGAGAGTGCGTTCGAACTGGGCTATCATACCTAGCATTTGCAACATCATAGTACTAACTGGATTCTCTTCACTAGTAAAAGTTAAGCGCTCCGTGTGGAATATTATTGTTATGTTACGTGACACTAAGCTATCTACAAGCTCTTGTAAGTCACGCAAGCTTCGCGCTAGTCTATCTATACTATGTACGTGTAGCGTGTCGCCTGATCTTATATATGCAAGGCATGCGTTAAGCTGTGGCCTATCTTTCGATGCACCACTGA